AGGGTTGCATGCCGGGCTGGATGGCGGGCTCCACGCTGGCATACGCGCAGCGTTGGACGACGGGGTGCGGGCCGGGCTGGATGGCGGGCTCCGCGACGGGTTGCGTGCCGCGTTGGATGTCGGGGTGTACGCTGGGTTGCGCGACGGGGTGCGCGAGGGGTTGGCCTTCGGGTTGGATGCCGGGTTGAGAGCCAGGTTGGCCGACAAGTTGACCGCCGGATTGGATACCGGGTTGAGCGACGGGTTAGATGCCGGGTTGGCCGCCGGGTTGGACGAGGGGTTGCACGCCGGGGTGTACGCTGGGTTGCGCGACGGGGTGCGCGAGGGGTTGGCCGCCGGGTTAGATGCCGGGTTGAGAGCCAGGTTGGCCGACAAGTTGACCGCCGGATTGGATACCGGGTTGAGCGACGGGTTAGATGCCGGGTTGGCCGCCGGGTTGGACGAGGGGTTGCACGCCGGGGTGTACGCTGGGTTGCGCGACGGGGTGCGCGAGGGGTTGGCCGCCGGGTTAGATGCCGGGTTGAGAGCCAGGTTGGCCGAGGGGTTGCGGGACGGTTTGGAGGCCGGGTTGGATGCCGGGTTGCGCGACGGGTTGGGCGAGGGGTTGCGGGACGCATTGCGGGCCGCGTTCGCTGCGAAGTTGAAACAGAAACTTGACGGACTACGACTTGAGTACTGCGGGATCTGGTGGTCTTGGTGGCTAGCACGATATCTCATCGCCAAGGGTTGGGGATTAGAGCTGGATATGGAGAAACTCTCCCTTCTCTGGGCGTACTGCATTCACGCTCCCCTCGTCGCGACGAATTCGCAAGGGGACGTCGTAATTCTCCCAAAACCCACGAAAATCAGTTGGGTAGAGACGGGGCTAACGGACGGAAAAATTCCGCTACCAATCTACGAGTTGCATAACGACGGCGCTCCCGCCGTGGAGCATCCGCTGTGCAATCTGTACTACTGGCACAACACAAAACTGCCGGATTACATCGGCTCAGTCCATAGTTCCAAATGGGAGAGTGAGTGGGTTCTCACGGAGACGAACACCGAGATTCGCAGAATTCTCATCGAACAAATTGGCTACGATAGACTCTGCCAAGAGTTGGAAGCGAAGAAGTTGAGCACGTGGCGGGAATACGAACTGCTGCGGATTGACGATGCCGACATAGAGCCGATGCATCTGCTAAAAATGACTTGCCCTAGCACCGGGCATATCCACGTGCTGAGGGTACCACCGGATCAGGTATCGGCGAGAGAGGCAATACGGTGGTGCAACTGGGGGATTGATGGAGACGAATTTGTGGTCGAGACGTGACTAAGAACCAATGTATGCGCCTGCGCACTGGTCGAATTCCCAACCGATTCTTTTATCTTGCGCCAGATGGGGTAATTCCGATAGAGGAAGTGCCGAGCTACGCCGGATTGGTGGTTGTGAACGATGGGCGGTTAGTAAAACTAAAGGACGCTCCTGTGTTACACAAGGAACCGTTAAACCAAGGGCAGGTGAATTCGTTATGTAGAGCGTGCGGTTATAGATACTGGGCAGCGCGGTGCGAAAAAAATCAGTGAGCCTCGACTACGAAGAGCTTGAATCAAAATGCCAGATGCTTGAGGCAGAACTAAACGCGCTGAAACGGCTGTTGCAAGAAAGGATGCCAGATTCAAACGGCTATACTTGCGCCCGCTGTTCACATGTTGCCGATAGCCAACCTGGGAAAATTGAAGCTACCGCGGGGAAGAAAAAACCGCTCCCATTTAATCCAGATTGATAGCAATGAAAAATTAGTTTAGACTATGAGCGATAGGCGCCATTGGATTCAACGTTGGAGAGAGGCCGGAATTAGCGAGCGAATCATCCGCGAATTCTACACTCGCTACGGCGAGCCGGAAGAGGCGATCACCAGACTCATCGAGCAAGACGACAAGAGGGCTGGAATCGGGCCGATCAAATTGAACACGAACCGGGCCATCGCCGATCATGACGTCGAGCACCTTCTTCACAAACTAAACTATCCGGTCTCCACCAACGCCCAAACTCAATGGAGGTTTTTTCGCAGACAGATGACGTTAGCGGCTAAGGGCGCGGTTGCTGTAATCCGCGACCCTATTTGGGCGATAATTGGAGCCGGTGCCGGGGCAGCGATTTGGGCCGCAAGGGAACTGTTTTAGTTCCCTTGGCCGCCATAGCTGTTTGACGTCACACCACCGCACCCACCACCCAGTGCTGCACCGAAAGTTCCGGGTGTATTGTTGGAGGCGGTTGGGGCGCTCCACGGATTCCCTGCCGTACTTGCATCAATCAGAGCTTTTCCGGTGGTACCGGCGGTAGTGTGCCCGCTAGTGGCTTCGTCCCAATTCGCGTCAACGATTTCGTCTACCGCCGACGTCGCAAGCTGGGATGAGCCAATGCTGTCTGCGGCTAGAACCGTTGAGGTGATGGCACCAGATGCAAACTTAGCACTAGTAATCGCTCCCGCATTTATTTTCGCTGCCGTAATCGCGTTGTCGGCAAGTCCATAACCAGTCTTGTCGTTGTTTGTGGCAACCGTGACCGCGCCAGAGGCAAGAGAAATCTCGCCCGTTCCGGTGCCCGGTTTCACGGTCACAGGCAGGTACCCGGCGCTGGGAGGAGTCGGTATGTTCGTTCCTGCCACTTGGGTGATGTTTGCCGGGAACGCCGCGTTGTGTTGTGCACTTGCGTGGCCGTAGGTCTCGATCCGGATACACTTATCCGCCCAAGTTTTAGTGCCCTGATCCTCTATGTTGAGAAGGATTCTGGCGGCCTGCATCTCAGTAGCAGTCAGCGCGATAGAGTAGCAAGAGCCCTCATCGACAAAGCCGTTTGTCGTGTTAGCCTCAGGCCCCTCATCTTTCATTATGTAAGTATCGCCCGATGCGTGAACTGCGTTTTCGACCTTTACGGCGCCAACTGTAGAGTCGGTGACATACAGACAGAAGTCAACGGTAGTCGCCGTTCCGTAAAGCCTTGTCACTGTGTCACAAGCGTTTGCTACGCTGGCAAGAAGTACAATCAACAGTAAAATTCTCATAGTGCTCCTATTGCTTGAAATACTGGAAATGTTGGGGTTGATGCTGATATGTACTCGTGGGCTCCGATGTCCCATGCGGAACCTTGCGGGCGGGTGGTGCCGTCAAGGTCGTCGGAGAAGCTGCCTATTGTGGTTCCCGCGTCAATCGCGTCTGTATCGGTCGAGGCTAGACGATAATTTTTTGCCGCCGCATCTACAAACGTGAGCGTCTTGTTGCGGAGTCCTGCCTGCGGAGAGGTATTGTCAGATGTGAGGTTTGTAGCAGTCACTAGCGTCCCTGTATGAAACGACACATTGTAGTCCGCCGTAGTCGCGTTCTGGATCAGTAGATTGCGAATGGTTAACGTTGAGCCAGTTGGCGTGGAATTTACCGATGAATCGAAACCAAACGTTCCTCCAATTATCGTCAAGTTCTCAAAGTTCCAAGTTTTCCCTGGACCCGTTGAGTTGCTTAGGGTGGGCTTGCTTGAATTGTTAATAAAAATGATATTACGCAGATTGCATGCGGGGTTGACTCTAACAAAATATTGCCCCTCCCACCCAGTGGAGTTTACGGTAATTTCAAAGATGCCTCGCTCTAAAGTTATGTCGGTTTCACCGCCGAAGCCCGGAGCATCCAGTAAAAGTGTTGCCCCGCCGCCATTCTTCTTTATCGAAAAATCAGACACCGTGACGTATGAATTGTTGATGCGAAGACCCCCATGATAAGCATTGGACAGAATATGAAGATTGTTTAGTTTGATCCGTCTTGTTGCATCCGTCGTCCAACCGTTGATATTGCACAGTACTCCGCCCGTTCCAGTGCCGGTAAACTCAACTGTCAGATTTACGTTCTCCGCCACTAAGTTACGGTTCTGTCCTTCCCATTCGGAGCACGAACAGTAAGGGTTACCAATAGTTCCGTCATTACCTCCACATCCAGTTGACCAATCCACGTATTGGGTTTCGCTCGTCTGCGCGTACGCACTGGATACGAAGAACAGGATTATGGCTATAATTTTGATCATTGCACAAAAGGCAAGAAGCCCCCTCCTGATGGTGATGGTGGCGCCTCGCTCAACATGTAGGCTATGTACCCTTTGTCAGAGCAATCAGAATCGGTCGCCCGATGGATTGAGTCAAAATTTGGGTTTTTCTGAAAAGAGTTAGCGTCAAAAGACGGGTAGGTAGACTGCCAGTTAGCGAATGTATATCTTGCCCCATATAATCCGCGCTCTGCACAAAAGTTCGGATCCCCAATGTTGGCACTATAATCGTTAAACGCCTGATCGGTATGGCCGCCAGTGTTGTGGTAGCAGTTGTGGTTGATCGTCATTTTCGACGGATAGAAATGGCTCCTGTTCGCATCAGGGCCATACGGGTCCAGACGAAAATATCCATTGTTTACGTTGAACACGACATTGTTCACTTGGATCACGTTATGAGTAAACTCAGAAATACCGGGATCGTATGTCCCGCTACAAGCATTAGCCGCTAAAGACCCATCAGCATTTCTGTATCTGTCCGCTCTAATTGCGATTCCTGTGCTTGTGCCATAGCAAGTGTTGTACTTTACGAACACCGGCCCGAAATAATGATTAGGATCGGCAAACCCCGGGGATGTGCAGGTTCCCTGATCCGTTAAACCCAAATTGTTGATCGAGAGCAGATTACCGTAGACGTGAATACTTCGACCATGAGGAAGAATGCCTGTATTTACGTTACTGACATAATTCCCAATGACATAACCCGGCGTCGTGGTGTTGTTAGCGTGTTTCCACCTAAGCCCCCAGCCCATCCGAACCGAGTCCCCACCTACCGCCATAACAACGTTATAGTTCATCTGACAACCCGTCTTCTGACACTCTACCCCTCCCGTGTTTCCCAAACTACAAGAGGATTTAGAAGAATCGCAGACATTAGTTACAAAGTTGTGTGTAATGTTACAGCGCGTATCTTGGTAGCATCGAATCCCTGATAGATTGTTGTTCTGCTCTCCGTCAATGTTATGAACGTAATTGTTGAAAATCCTGTGACCATCACCAGAATCCCAAAACGATATCCCAACTCCCTCGCCAACATCCTCGCCATCTACCTCAAATCCAGCCACCGTCCACTTCGATGAAGCGTTGGGGTTGGATACTTCCATAATTGGGCCTTCTGTCGTGGACGTTTTCACAAGCTTAACTAGTTCTCCCGGGTATGCGACGATGGCACAGCCTTTCGTGGGGCATTGGGCGGTTTGGTACCAGATTCGTGCGTTCGCTCCCCAAGTGTGATTGTAGGTTCCGGCTCTTACGACGATGATTGTCCCATCATTTATGGTCACAGCGCCTGAGCCACCAGTGCTAACCTTCTCTAAGGTCTGATATGGGTTTGCAAAAGAACCATTTCCAGTAGAGTTGTTGCCGTTAACTGCGTCTATATAAATTACCGTGTCGTATCCTCTGTCTGTATGGAACCTGTTGTCGGTGTTTAGCGGATTCCATTGTGCGCTGGTGCAAGAAGTGTACCCTGTCCCATCCGCTTTGCAGGTACGCCACTGCCCGGCTGAACATCCCTTGCCAGTTGAAATACCCGGTCGTATCTGCCAATCGTTATCGTCACAGTCGCCATCGGTGGAATGGACGCCGTCATAGTCCTGATCGTACGTATCGCTTGGACACCAGTTGTCCACTGTGCCATTTCGGTCAGTGTCTCGCCCGCAACCAAAGTCGGCCGCCCAAGCCTGAGCCCCTAAAAGCAAAATTAGAGCTGCGACGAGATGCTTCAATGGCCCTCCGTAATGTGTTCGGCCAGGGGGTTCAGCCCGGTCGACTTCACGATCTCGCCTGCCTTATTCACGCCAATCGCCACCACGACGATTAGGCCAAACGCCCACAGTAGAGAGCGTACGATCTTCTGGTGGTCAGAGATCTGCATCAGGCTAATCGGAGTGATCCCGCTTTTCGTGTCCAAAACAGTTCTAATCACTTGGTCGATCGACTGGGCGACCCGATTTAGCGACTGCGTTTGCTCTTTTAGCGCGCTCGTGTGATCGCGCAATTCTTGGTGGATGCTAAGCATGCTGTCCTCTAGACTACTCAATCGTGCCTCAACCCGATCTTCCATGTCGCGCCACTATTTTCTCAAAATCCCCTTCAAAACCGACGGAACGAATCCCGCAAGAAACGCGGCTCCACCCAGCGTAATTTCCGTGAGTGATGTCGCTGCGGCTTCTGCCACATCCGGGGAAGTAACCCCTTTTGCCACAAGGAATCCGCCCGCTGCTGTGAACGCATGCCTAACTGCACTTCCTAAAAATGGCGCTAAGAATTTCATCTGAAATACCCCTTTCTCCGAATCGTGTTTACCCTAATGCACTCGTCGCCTCTCTTTACGAAAAGTGTCTCCCCTCCAACTTTGTTGTACATCTGGATTGGAGACTCTCCACTTCCTCCCGGCCCACCAATATAGTGGCGATGATAGCCACGGTCCCCGCTATAGGTGCCGTAGTAGCCCAGCTGGCCGACCTTATTCCCTCGTTTATCTATTAGATCCAAGGTTCTGTCCGTAAATCGACTAATGAAAAGATACTTGTTGCCGCGAGAATCGGGATGGGGACACGGCGAATAGGACTCCGCGTTTGTCTTCCAAAGCTCCCGCGCCTCAAGGTTTCGTCTGCGTTTGCAGACACCCGGAAAGTCCTCTTCTTTGCTCTCCTCAAGTAGTAGCCGCGCTTGCAGCATGAGGTCTGCCGTTGGCCAACACGTTCGACGGTCTGGCATGATGAAACCTTTATCGCCTGTGGTTCGGCCATTCATTTCTGGAAACCATGCTGCAACGAACCGCTCTCCGTGAGTACGGTAGCTCACCGAATCGGAGTCGAAGATACTTGCGCCATCGTTGCTGACGGCAAAGCCTTTCTTAACGTTTCCGTGATGCTCAGAAGGGTAATCTGGCAGGTGCGCTCCGCTCTCAGGGCTGTTTATGATCTTGCACTTAGGGCATCCACGCTTTGCCGCTTGCATCATTGCGCGAACCTTGTTTGGGTCTTTCACGTCATGCTCGAGAGCGGGAGATACCCACCACTCGACTTGCGGGAACACGTTCGCGTAGTTCTGAACCTCCGCGGCTCTTCGCTCTATTGCACCCAGATCCTCTGGATGAGGAACGCCCGGAGCGCACACGCGATTTCTCCAACACGTTGCATCGATCAAATCAACCTGAACAAATCGAACGGTTTTCCACTCCCTGATTGCTCGCTCAATGCAAGGGAGCGGATTGCCGAAAGTCCCTTGAAGAGTTGAGAGATAGCTAACCGGTGGGCTTGCTAGTAGTCTATCGCAGTACCGTGCCACTCCGAGAACGTCGTAGCCGTACTGTCTGCCTTCGGGCACCGAAGGCGGCTTAGGCTTGGAGCTGGAGCAGCCGATAACGAAAAGCAGAACAATTAGCAGTCTCGCCACATCGCCTCCAACGTCGCCATCTGCTCTTCCCAGACGTCATCCATCGTGCAATAGGTTTTTCGCATGACCATTCCGTATTTTAGAAATTACTTTTTCTGGGTATCGTGGCTCGCCTCCCCCGTTGTACCGAAGTAGTGCCGCCGTTAAATACTCAGTCACCCCCCTCTTTTTCGCCCGCTCTATCTCCGCTGCAAGCTTCATCACTCCGAAGTGAATGCCGATGGCAGGCTCGTAGAGGTCGAAAAGATTTTCGCCGCTAAAGCCAAGCTCTCTTGCGACCTGCCCCATAACTTGCATCAGTCCAAAGGAACACGCCCGCAAAGTCCTCTCCTGTTCTTCCGTAATTCCGCTTTCCTCGTAGCTGGGCCAATGCCCTCCAAGCTGATGCCGCGACTTCCCCTCAATGTAGCGACGGTAGAACCCGGGTTCGTATCGAAAAGCCGCGCTGTTTCCGCTACTTTCCACAAGAACAACGGCGGCCACAATCTCAGGAGACACCCCGAAAAGCTCCGCTTCGTCGAAAATACTTTGGGAGTAAGCCGCTGACGCCACTTCACTATTTGCCCTTTTTCTTGCCTTTGCGCTTCTTTGCCATGACTCCTCCCACCTTTTCGGATAAAATATAGGAGAAGAGGAGGAAGCACTATGAGAGCTCTGTTTGTTGCCTTAATCTTTGCCGGCTGTGCCGCAACCAAACCGGTCGAAAAAAAAACCGTCAACCTCACATTTCCGGACTTGGAGAAGCTCAGATCTGGCGACTACTACATCGACTACAGCGACCCTATCCTTACCGCCCCACCCAGCTGGCAAAAGCGCATGTCCTGCTACTCGACTCCGGACTCGCTCGGCGGCTTCACAGTCGATTGCTATTGAGTTAAAAGCCGTCTGGCTTTTTCGTCGAATGTATCCCGCAACCCTCTCGGCACCTTGTCTCTGGGAGTGGCGCTTAGTTTTCGGCGGACGGCGCCGTAATCAATCTTCTTATTATCTCCGAACCGTCTGTTATAGTCGTCAATCTCGGCCAGAATCTTTCGCTGACTTTCTCTATCTCCGTTAATTGCTGCCAGTGCATATCTCTCATTGGCGTTTTCAACGAAGTTTCGCCGTAGTTCTTGCAAACGTCTTGCAGTATTTCTCACCTCGTACGCTTCGTTCTGTCTGTGGGGCGTGAATTGAATCGCTAGCAACAATCGCTCATAGTCGGTGGGTTTGTATAACACCTCCCCGGAGGCGTCCCGTATAGCCCCATTCGGATCGTATAGCGAGCGTAGCGCCCTAGAAGGATTCTTGAGGAACCGGGGAAGCATTTGTTCTACGCCAAGCCAGGTCTTTCCCTGAGAGACAGACCCCACTCCCTTCACGAAGTTCCTTGCCACAGATCCCGCCGGCCCCGTAGTCAGTTTTTCAAACGCCGCGGCCGGCCCCCGGTCGATTCCCTCAACCAGCTCTCCCATTCCTGCTCCGGTGAAGCTGGCCCCGGTGACAAGAGCAGGAACCCCATACATCACACCAGTAGCAAGCCGATGATCCCCCAAGACCTTTCTAATCGCATCTTTCGGATCGTGCCATAACGCTTCCAGAAACGATATGAGCGTTCCCATGCCCGGCAACATTAGTCCTCCGGCAAGTGCAGCTTGAATGGCAAGGGAGGCGAATAGCGTTTTCTGTGTTTGCTTAGATGCTCCGGCATCACGAAGAAACCGAATCATCTTTCCCACGTAGGATGTCTTGAATTGCAGTGCTATTCGTGCAAACTGAGATTCCGCAATCTTTGGCTGATTGGCGATGGTGTTGTCGAACTGCGTGTCAAGTACAGCATTTTCTGCAAACTTACGTAAGGACTCACCACTCAGCCCACGGCCTTTCCCGATTTCCCAAAAAGTTATGAACGTTTGCAATCGGTTTAGCCGCTCCGTAGTTCGTTGCAAAAACATCGCAGCCCTGTAAATGTCGTCGCGACTCGTGAGTTTCTTTAGGAGAGGTTTATTGAGGGTTTCCGCGCCCCGTCGCATCGACTGTAAATCGGTTACCGCCTGCGCCTCGAATTGTGCGCGATTTTCTTCGAACGCCACAACCCTTGCCATCTCCGGATCGTGCTTTTGAAGCCCCTTCTCCCCTCGCAACAAAAAATCCCATGCCAGCTTGTCCGCTTTGATCATGATCGCCGCGGCCTTTCGCGCACTTACATATTGCAACGCATATGGGAATGTCGTCGTAAGTACCTGGGTTCTGTTTATGGCCGCTGTCGGAATGCTGAATCCTAAGGTCCAAAAGGTAGTTAAATTCGTTATGACGTTCTGCGTAGAAGTCTTTGAATCTAGCCGCGAAAAGTAATCCTTTATGCGCGCACGCACGAACGGCGTTTTGTTTGGATCGATTTGGTCAAGCAGATTGTGCATTCGCTCTGCGAATGCTTTGCGCGCGTGGTATTTGGAAACTGCTAAGATGTAATCTGCAATTGGCACCGACAAATTCGTTTCGAATCCGGGCACCAACGCGGCTTCGATTAGGTGTTTAGGAAAACCGACTACCTCGCGCTCTTTGGCAAGCGAGCCCCACACATCTGGATTGAATTTTAACTTTTCTCCCACCACAGAGGAGGGGATTTCGTCGAAGGCCTCCATCTTTAGGTATGGCTTTTCACCAGCCCAAATCTTCGCCCCGGGAAACTTCTTGACCATTTCATCTCTTGCGGCAGCTGTTTCCTTCGCTGAATCGAAAAACTTGCGATAAAGTGTTTTGTGGCCCTTGACGACGATATCGACCTGTTCATCCTCTAACTTCTTTTTTAAGATCTTAGCGTCCGGATAGCGCGATTTCATCGCATCGATAATGGTCTGAGCCTCTTCTGCCGAAGTGGCCATGTGTCTCTCAAGAACGACTGGCTCTTTCGTTCTGACAGAAACGTCATAACCTTTTCCATAGCGGGTATAGGGTACGTATGCGGTATTTCTAAGAACCTCTATGTACTTGCTGACATCTTCAGCGTATTGGGCTCTCTTCCCTTCCGGCACCTTGTAAAGATCAAAAAGAAACGCCTCTTCCATGAGGTTGAGGGCAGCGTCCATCGTCTCCCGTACAGCCTTCCTCCCGGCTATCTGAGCGTCGTTCCATCCTGCCTGCCTTAGTCTCTCTTCTGTTACGGTTGGTCTAGGTTGGCCAAACCTTACCGCATCCTTGGCTGCTTCACGCTCCTTTATGAGTTGCGCATCCACAAGCGCTCGGTCGGCTTCAGAAAGCTCAAAATATGGTCGGATGATCTTGTGAAGCGTCGTGTAATTTTCTGCCTGCTTATCGATACGCCCTCGTCCCAGCTTGTAAGCTTCAGCTCCAGCTTTCGATATCTTGGCAAAATTTCTTGGCTCCAAAATTAGATCGCGGTACGTCTCCACGAATTTGTCTGGAAGCAACCATTTGGCAACCCGCCCCTCCAAAAACGCCTCATCGTATGGAAGCTTTTTAAGGCCGTAGTCTTTTCTACCTAACTTTTCGACCAAACCATCCAGAATCTCTCTCACCACTTCCGCCGGATTGGGGATGCTACCCCGTTCGTCCCTAGGGTAGCTTTGTTTTGCAGCTCGGATTTTAGGCTGCTCCAGATTGAGCTCTAATCGATCTGCCTTCGCAGCCGCAGTGACGTTCTTTGCGTTTAACGGTTCGTTAGAAGCAAGCAACCTGCGAAGCTCCGGAAACATCTTGAGTGCGTTGGGAGTTGAAAGCATTTCCACGGCTTTCGCCGCTTCGGACGTTCCCTGCGCTACCGCTTCCCTACTCACCTTTTCAGTGCCAATCAGCTCTCTTGCATCTTCGCCGCTCTTTGCTTGCTTGTTACCAAGCGCTCTTGCGGTCTTGACGGCCCTAAGAGCTTGTTCTTTGCGATTAAGTATTCTTACTAGATCGGATGCCTGAGCTTGCGCCGCAGAGGGAGCAAACATATCAATCTGGGCACCTTCTCCCCCACCCCCAGAAGAGTCAGCTAGAATCTCTTCTAGCCCACTTGTCAGTTCTTTTATGTTGGCCAATGAGGGGGAATCTAGTTTAGCTACCTCTCTGATAAGAACAATTTGAACCCCCTCATTGTTGGGTGCAGACCTAGCGATATCTGCCGCCACCTGGATAGGTAAATCTCCCCTTGCGTACGCATTAAACAATGGAGGGGTTCCCTGAAGCGCTAACGTATGTCCGATCTCCGGCTCTTTGCTTTGTGCAAACCAATTTCGCGACTCTGCGACCTCTCGCGGAATTGGCATCTCGCGAAAAAAGTCAAAGTAATCGGCTGCGGAGCCTTTCCCCTCAAGAATGTTTAGCTCCGCATCTGCCAATCGCGCCATCTCCCGTGTGAATCCGTCCGCCTCTCTGGCAACTTCCGCTTTAAGCTTAGAAAGACCAGATCGCTTGGCGAATGAAAGTCGGTTTCGACCAGTGACCATCTCCATGCGACCGTCTGCCCGTTCCCACAGGACGGGCTTTGCCTTGCCTCCCGGACGATAGGTAGTGTCAGGATTATATCTCCTATCTGTCTGCTGTCCTTTTCGCGCATCTATCTTCAGATTTGGCAGCTCGTCCGAAAATCTGATGCTATCTATCGGGACTTCAGCCACGGGCATATTGTCCATCAACGCATCATATTGCTGCATAAAGTTATCCCACGAAGGCGTCGCTTGCGGCTGTGGAACAACCTCGACATTGGATGAGGAAGCAGGCGGAGAAACAGCCGGGGCCGTTCCTGGATCTTCTGGTCTGATAACGTCAACTCTCGCGGGAACCTTAGCCTGATTTATTTTTTCAGCCACTCGCTGCTCCGCCGATGGCCGAAACGGAATTCCTATCTCTCCAGAGGACGGGGGCCGGTACGGATCAAACATCACACGGCCACCCTCAGGAATCTCCATAGGCGTTGGCGGAGGGGTTGGAAGCCCACGCTGCGCCGCCATATCCGCTGGGGAGACGATCTCCTCCCCAACTACGTACGGCTCCATCACCCCGCGACCATCACCAAGATCAATTCGGTCGATTCCCGGTCTTCGCGTCGCGGCAAAATCTGGCTCTGGAAGTCCTCTCGGCACCTGCGCCTCCGGGAGATTCGGAGCGCTTTCATAGCCAATAGGCTCCCCGGCTTGCATCACCTGAGCTGGCTCTGGCGTAACAACCCTGTATTCTGGTGCACGGTATCCGACTCTCGGCCGCTCCACTACGGTTGGCTCTACAGTTCTTGGAGCTCCTTGTGCTGATCCATGCAGTAACCTCCCCAGTCCCGGCAAAATCGCCCCCGTAATCGCCGTCTCTGGAAGATGCTCTACGTAAGCGTCTGTGACGTCACCCAGAGCAAACCGATCTCCAGTGGCGGCTGTATCCGCCAAAAACTGGCCGTAGGTCATTGGGTAAGCCGCAGCGCTAAGAGCAGCGGAAGATTTCAGCGCATCCCCCAAAAGCGAACTTGGCCCAGAGCGCAGTGCAGCGATTACGGGCAGCATTGCCGCTGTCTTTATGGATGAACCAACAACCGCACTTCGGCGCGCATCTGCATCCTCCGCCCCCAAGTCTGAGGTAGCACGACCGTACTGTCTTCCTAGCTCCTCCGTCGCAATGAGCGGGAGCATGAATGGTCTGGTAGCCATCTCCGTTCCAAATTGGGTAACGGATTGCGCAACGTTTCCCGCTAACTTCGGCCCGGCCCCAAAACGCAGTTCATCCCGCACATATGAATCTTTGAGTTTTTCCCGGGCAATCTCCGCTTCTTTGAAGCGCCTATCCCACCATGAGCTCTCTGGCTCCAATGGCGTGCCTCCTGTGTACCAGTCCCTCAGAAGACGTCCAGCTTCTAACAGAGATGTGCCTATCTCGAATGGCGCTCGCCCAATGCCCTGAAAAATTGCCGCCCCATAGTCAGAGGCGGACGAACCGGGCTCCGGAATTTCACCGGTCACAACGTAGCCAGATAACTCCGACGGATCTATCTCTCGCCCAGTCTCTTCGTCGAAGTACCTGTTCACTATTCCGGTTTACGTCTGACGGTGAATCTCTTAGGGGGGTTTGCTGCGACATCTTTCGGAATCTGCAACATTTTCACGCCCGGCGACACGACTCTTTGCAGCCACTGGCTTATGGCTTCAAAACCTTTCGCAGGCTCCGGCCCCTGAACTGGAGCGCGATCTAAAATCTCCTGCCGCCTATCGTAAAGACTTACAGACCACGGCACCGCGCCCTTTCCAAGAGCCTCTATCTCCTCTTTTGTTCCCTGAACCATTTGGATAGTCCCGTCTGGGTACATGTATCTAATCGGTTTCTGCTTTCCATCCGTCTTGGGCTTGGGAGTGTAAGGCATCGGTGTTGTCTCACCAGTGACGGGATCGATTCGGATGTAGGGAACGTCAGTTCTAAGGTACTTTGGCTCCCTTTTGATTGGCCTTGGCTCAGTGCTTAACAACATTCGCTTTAGCTCCATTGCCCCTTCTGGATCTTTTGCTGCGACTCGTCCCTGAATTGCGCGATTAACGAAGTCGTTAAAGGATTCGTTTTCTTTTGTCTCTAACTTTTCGTCGGCCTCCTGCCTCTTTCGACGAAGCGCATTCCCTAGTTCTCTTGCTTCAACGATCTCCTCTGCATTCTTTGCGTTAGCTCTAGCCAATTCGTTTTCTGCAACAAGATTTCCCAGTCCAAGGAAGGTGTTTGGCTGCGCGTTGAAAAGATAATTTGGCGCTGCGGCTATCCAGTTTATCTCCGGTGTGTCGTAGGTAACGTACTGTCTCATCGGATGTTCGCAAATTGATTTAAGATTGTCCCTAAGATGTTTGCGTTTCTTGCGCTCTCTGCCTCATTACCTCTCCACCGAAGAAGATCCGACTGACTGAAGTTAGGCCCACTTGCCGGAGGAGGGATAAATGGCCCAACACTAATCCCACCACCACCTGTTGCCCTTGGCTGAGACGCAACGGCCAGCTTCGACATCACATCACCAATCGTCTTCTGGAGTCCGGCAAAATCTCTTGCTGCCGATTGTCCGTCTCGCAGATTATAAGTAGATAACGCTCTGTCTAAAACACCAAACATCCTATCGTAGTACTCTTTTTCCTGCGCCTGCCTTCTCAGCGCTTCCGCTTGACTCATTCTCTCCGCACGGTCCGCATTGATCTGTGCAAGCTCCATTGCGGCTTTACGCTCGTCGTTGAAGACCTTCCTCATGAGGTCGTTCCGGGCCTCAATGTTGGCGCCGGATTGAAACAATCCCGCTCTGGCCAACTCTCTGTCTAACTGCTTTGAGCCAAGATCGTAAGTCGTCTGAAAATTCTCCGGTGAAAAGAAAGACTGCCAAGAAGGAAAGTAATTTATCCCTGGCGATTGCGATTGCGATGGTGATTGCGATTGCGATTGCGAATCGACACCGGTCGATTGGTCCCCTGTCTGATCTGTCGGATTCATCCGGTTAGCTCTCGCCGCCACATACGCACGCTGAAGCTCTCTCGTCTTAGCTCTTGGATCCCGGTTAAATGCAGAGGACTTATAGGCATTGTATGCGTCAAGTTCCGGCTGCGTAGCCCCTACGTACTTCTTGCTGTATTCCTCCATTGTGAAGGGCTTAAACTGCGGCTTTGGAGCCGGAGGCTTGACCATCCCGCCACCCCCTAGCGTTGGCCTCGTCTTTGAGTAGACGGTTTTCCCATTTACGCTGTAGACTCCAGGGCTTAATCTAATTGGGTTCGTTACCATGTCAGTACAGTGCTATTCTTCCGTTGCTGTTTTGTCTCGGAGAGAACAGAGGATTCTTTCTCTCCGTTGCGATTGAAAACGGCATTTTCCCCACCACATCACCCAGCGAACGTGGGGGCTGTTTCGAAAATCCGGTGTCTACTATCTGAGCACCCGGACTGACCATTCCCCGAATCGCTTGTGTCATGCTGCGCTCTGGCGGTTGAGGCGCTCGCGGCACACTGCCAAACGTCCGATCTAATCCTGCTAGGTACGCTGCTCTAACGGAATTATCTAAGTCGCTTGCGCTCTGAATCCGTCTCCTTGCCTCATTTGGATCCACCCCAAACTTGGAATACAATTCACCAGCTCCAACCCCCTGCTTAGACAAGTTTGCAATTGCACCAGACAGGTCAGTGAGCCGCTTCGCAAAAGGATCTCTCTCTCCAGTAAGAACGTACGCCAGAGGATTCGACACAGAGATGTCACGCTCCATCGTTGGAGAAGACTGATCGTAATTATATGTTGCACTATTCTTGGCGAATTCCTGAGGGGAAAGACTCTGCCCACCGCTGAATTGGAGAGGCATTTTCTTGTCGCCGGTAATCCGCGCTAGTGAGTCGTGCCTAGCCTTCGCATCGAAATAATTCTTGGAATTGCCGAAAAGGCCCAACCCACCCCCAAGAACACCCCCAGCCAGCGCGGCACCAAGAATCCCAACAGGCCCTAGTGAAGCGAAGCCAAGAAGGGGAGCCGCAGCGGCAAGCCCACCCCCTAGCGCCGCACCAGACATCGCCCCACCCTTGGGATCTTTTCTCCTGTCCATCAAATTCCGCGCTAGCGTAGCGCCTCCATACAGCGCCCCAGCTGCCCCAAGGTAGGGAGCCGCAGCGGCAAGCCCACTACTTGGCGGCATGGATGACATAATTGGCTCCGCCGTATAATTTGGGACCGTCGGTAGGTAACTTGCGGCGGTATTGACGCTCATGTTGGGAGCAGTGGCGCCAAAGCCCAACGAAGGCACCAGATCGTCAAAAGAATCGCCCATCGTCGAAAGTAAAGCACCAATCCCAACTCCACCAACAGGAAGTCCCCTTCTAGCCTGTTGCATTTGCTCCCGCATCGCAGTCTCCATGTACGCGCGTCTTAGAAGCTCCTCTTGTTGCTGAGCATAATACTGCTGGTTTAAGAGAGTAAGATAATCCACTACGACGACATCCTCATGTAATTGGGGACTGGGAGATCCACACTAAAGGCAGGAACGCTCTGGGCCACATTCGCATTGAACGTCTTAGGGTTAAAAAGATAGTTAGAGAGAGTTCCCAAATTCTTCAGCCCACCCAAATAAGTTTCTTTTACTGCTGGCATCACATCTAACCCCATCTGCATGTAGGGAGTTAGCGCGTCCTCCGCTCGCCCCAACCGATCTTTCCATATCTTCTTTGACTCGTTCACCCCCTGACGTCTTGCCCTTTCGTTGGCAGCAGCCGCATTGTTTCTCGCTGCCAGATTTGCTGCCTGTGCGTTTCTTACTTGATTTAAGTAGTCTGTGTACGCATTGTAGTTTCTGAGGTAATCGTCATAGGCCCGCTGCTCTTCGCGCCGGACCATGTCGGCATAATTGTTTGCCTGGCGTCCCTGTCTGGAGCTAGAATAGAGGTCAAACGTCGCCCCGACCACAGGACGAATCCATTCCCGATTTCTGCCTAGAAAATCACCGACACTAGAAAGAATTCTTCCAAAATCCATAGACAAATTCTGCCACGAAAAAGAACCACACTATAACGCCGCCGCCCTCATTCGGATGCTTGGGGGAGTCCCAGTTGCAAGATCGGAGGCGACAAACGCCCATGGATTGGGTGCTCCGGAGGAATAGGTGACTATCCGTTGAAGCATAGTAAAATAGTTTGTCGCATTGTTGGCGGTGAGTCCCAAATTTAGGAAACTTGTGGAATTTATCGCCCGCACCACCGGCTCTGCCGCTGTGTGAAACCCTAGCCAGTAATGTTTACCGGCAATAAAGGTAAAATTACACGACGCTCCCCTCCACCCCGTCGTTCCCGTGTCTCCCTGATTCACCGTTAGCAGTAGATTGTTTGGCCATCCATTTGAATTACTATCATAAATTACCGCTCTCGCAGCTCCAGCGGCAGCCGTTGTGACTATAATTCCCAGTTGATCGATTCGTAGTTTAGTTGCAGTAAAAAACGGCGTGAGATGAATCCTGTTTGCCACGCTGGCCAGAGTCACTGTTGAAGCGACACCATGTACCGAATTGTCATAGTAATTTCCTACGACAATTCCCGCAGCCCTTGCGCTTGCGAAGAAAGCGATAGTAGTGGCGTTTTGGCTTCTTACAAACTTAGACCCATCCCACTCAAGGCTATCGCCGCTTGCAATCGCCCCTTCCATCTCTACATATCGCCTGCTTGTGCTCATTTTAGGAATTTCACTTTAGCTATCGCGTTTGAGCTAGAACTCACATTCCGTAAACTCAGAGAACTATTAGTCCACGGCGTAACGCCCTTCTTTATAATTCCCAGCCCCTCATCTGAGACAATCACATAGTATCTGGGAACGACTCCCAGCTGATTGGGAATGGAGATCTCACTTGCTGGTGGAATCGTCACATCCGCCACAAAGCCATCTTGCAAGAAAATGTTGCTGAATAATTGTGCAACAGCACCCTTCCACTTTCTGTCCCTGTAGGAGCCGTAATCTGCTGGTGCTGGGGTTTTCAATTCAGCCAGGTGAAATCCTCCTCCACCCCTCCCATAGAAAATTTCTTTACTCCATAAGCCACGAATTGATATCGCCTTGCGCGATAGATTCCTGTTCGCCTAATCCTCTGAATGAGCGAAGTTTCTCCCGTCTCCCCTAACGATACCGGCCTTTCGTTCCCCCATCCGCGTCTGTCCGTGTTTATTCGCACTAGCAGCTGAGCCTCCGAATCGACCACCTCCCCGCGTCGCAGCCGAAAGCGAATCTCCTCAGTCCGCTTACGCTTCGTTACTCCATAATCAATAAACCCCGTCGTTAACTCAAAGCGGACCGGCTGCGTATCGTCACACGCACAATCTTCTGTCATTTGGAAGATCTTACTTCCCCCCGCCTCACCCCATATATGGGCACCGTAGTCAGGAATGTAGGCGTAACTTCGACCAACGAAGTTATCGTACTGCCCCAGCGCCTGATTCCAGCCAGACCACTCCGCCCACTCTTTTGTCTTCGCATTGAAGACAAATGTTCGTTTCGCCACTTGAAACCTAAATACCATAAACAGCTGTCCACCAATCTCTATCCTAGTCCCAACGCAGTCAGTAGGATCTGAAATGGTATCCAACTCCTTATCGAAGGCAGTCGAAAATGGAACAACCTGCCTGCCATCGTATGCCACAAATCGTTTATAATCAGACAACCACAATAAGGCATTATCGTTAGACACTACAGAATAAGGAGCTATGCACCCCGCTTGCAGCACCCCACCCGCCACACGCTGAAAATCCGTCACGTCGCCACTCTCCCAGATCTCTGTGGACTTGCGACCAAAGACAAATATCTCCTGATTGAATTTGTAAATCGCGACGATTGGATCGTAGTCTGCTTCCGCACTCACCACACTAAGCGGGTTCACGGTAAGAGAATCACCGATTGCTGAATACTGGAATTGGTTTGTCGGCGTTGAAATAATTAGTCGCTGATTCAGAAACGCTACATGTGTAACAGAACCGGAGATATTTGGGCTTGGGTGGTATGCGCCTCCCGTCCCGGTGAGATATACCACACTGCCACCGGCCGCCAGAAACAGATGCCCATCTACGTCCTCCGCAAACGTTACTGGCACTCCCGCTGGAAGCGTAACGTTGTTAAGAACGGAAAACCCAAACGCTGGATAGGTAATGCGGTAGATGCTACCGTTCCACACCCCAATTAGCTGACCAATCGTGTCCCACCAATACAGCCCATCCCAACTACTGCTGGGAGTAGGAGTTATGTGAAGCTCAGCCTTTTTCTCCAAACCAGGACGAACGTTAGCATAACCGTTTTCATCGATATAGCCATCAATCAATGAAAAGTTGTCAGTGGATAGCGCCACTTCGTCTACGTTCTTTAGCTGCCCGGAAAAGATGGGGAGTTTCTCGGTCGGCATAGTTATGCGGCAACGTATGTCCCTCCGATAATAAAGGTTATTTGGTAGCCGATAAGCCAGTCTACCCCTCCTTCGCGTCGAATCCGTAACGTGTTCACGTCGCCCATAAAAACCGACGCGCTGTAGACACCGTAGTTTAAAATATCATACATCCCGTAGAAACTTCCTTGGTTAATCGACGCAGCCGGTAACGGTAGCGGAAAGTTTATCGTTGCCTGAGCGGTTCCGCCAAAGACGCCTAAGAACCGATGCCAGAAGTGTGTTATCTTTCCGATCTGAAAGTAGCTTGACGACTGAAACGTCGGCCCAGAAGTCCACGTCATCGTTCCGTTTCCGTCACTAAAGGTATAGTTTGCGCCATTTGGAGTCCAACTTTGGCTACCCATCGTGATCGATTGGCAATCCATAGACGACGCATACACTGCGCCCCTTGCCGATGCTGAATTCAATGCCTGAGCAAAAACGTTTCTTGTCCTGAAACTGCTGGAGCCGATGTCATATAGGTTCGTGGCCGTCGGAAGAAGGCTATTTGTAGTCGCATCAAACTCCCATCGACTAACGCCGTTAAGAACAATCCTGAGTTTTCCGTTTGCGGGAATTATATTAAGATCAACTGTGGCAGCGGAAATGTTTCCAGAGGAAATTGTTGCCACACCTGTATTGCCAGCCGACTCATTTCCATGAAGTTGAATCTCTGCACCTCGCCCGCTACCGCTACCACCACCACCATTAAAGAGAAGTCGCTTGGTGTCGCTGCCGTCAGAAGTTGTGTTCGTTATATTGTATCCGCTACCAGAGTCACTAAAGAGCGCCTCTCGTGGGTAAAACAGGTGATCTAGCGTGTAGAGAGTTACGTCAGCCGAAGTCTTTACAACGAATTTGTAAGACAACGATGAATTGGCATATACCTGCGCCCGACCATTTGAATCCAAAATTACCGGATTAGTTGCAGCATTTAAACAATCTTTGTCGTTGTAAAGAGGTTGTAGCGTATTTGTACCCGCTGCGTAGGAAAAGACCTTTCCGCCAGCAAGTGGCTGCCCAACTCCATCAGTCCATCCTGCAAGAAACTGCTCTACCTGAAGACCTTTTGCCATTTTAGATCGGCCTTACAAAAACTTCGTCTGCGTAATCTCTGTTGTGTCTTTTCGCTGCCACAAACAAACTAGCCGCACTTTGCTGTAACCGGTCACGCTCCCCTAACGGCAACCCATAGTCGTCCGCTAATCTTGCAGCTAAACCATATATGATGGCATCTCCCCATCTAGCCACAAAACCGCCATCTCCATTTGCTGTGTCGAAATCTTTCAGTTTCGTAATCACCTCAGCCCGAACCTTGCCAGCTGCTTGAGGAACCGGAAGTAGATACGCCTTGTTGTCTACAGGACCATGAGCAATCCGATTGGGAACACCCTGCGCCGTCCTATCCGTCTCCCGTGTAAATTCATCCCACTCAATTAGCTCTAACGTCTCCCAGCTAACACCGTTCCACCACTGCGCTGAAACCAAACTAAGAACTAACGGATCGCCAGACCCGGGATATGGACTACTAGCCAAGTTTGCGGCCCACGGATCAATTACAACCTCTACCGTGCGCCATAAAAACACATGATCGTTCTGCCAAGAAGCAACCATGCTGTTGAGGCAATCCACTCCTTGGGAAAGCATTTCAGAAGATAGGACGTCATAAACATCTAACGCCCCTATCTTCTGAAAGGCGCGAGTGATCAGCTTGTTCCGCGTAAGAAGAAAGTCAAAATCACTCGCAGCCATTTATTATCCGCTTATTGCGTGAAGGTCATACGTTACCGCTACGCGAATGTCGCCCGCATTCGCCGTGCCAGAGGCTGCCGATATCGTGATGATTAGCGGAGTGTCAGCAGTAAGTGGAGCAACATCGGCACTAACTAATGCTGCATTCACCGCGGCAGCACCGGTCGAAACCGAACCAAACTTTGCCGGAGTCCCACTAACCCCAAACTGAAGTGTGTGCGAACTATTAAAGGGAATCATCGACGATGAAACCTGAATACTTCGCACCACCGCATCTTTTGGAATGGTCAACATCGTTAGCGTGTCCGATACCGCCTGGCCCGTAATCGAAACCTTGTCCGTCTCCACAACAGGGCCGACCTTTAGCGCCCGGCCCACTACCCCTACTTTTCCGGAATTAAAATTCGCCATTTTCTAAATCTCCAAATTAGGGGGGGGAGGGAATCTCCCTCCCCCCCTAAGTTACTTACTTGTTACTGATTGCAGAGCAACTCATCATGACCCCAACAGAGCCATAGTCCTTGCCGTTAAACTTCGGCTTTTTATAGCCAGCAGTCCAACGCACAGCGAACTTCTGAAACTCCTTGTAGTCCTCCTCCTCCTCAACCATGTTGACCTTCTCACCAAAGCCAATACACATCGATTGAGCTCCAAGAAACGCTCCAACGCAGTAACGTTGAGAACCACCACCACCGTTGTTTGCAACGAACACATCCTTATGTGCGTGGATCACAACCCCATCAATTATTGCCGTTGCATTCTTAAAGATTGGGTTGTCTTTCCCTCTAGCCTGCGCCTCCCTCTGCGCCTGCTGAAACGGTGCTGATGTCTTCAGATCATACAGCGCATCTGGATGAACCAACAGCACATAATACGGCTCACCATCTACACGAATCGGCTGGAGACGGGTTCTGGAATTCGGCCCCCCAGCACCACCAGTCTCTGCCCACGTTCGCAGCGCCGATATGAATCCAAAGCTACCAGTAAAGCTAGACTGAATCCCAGTGTTCGCATTCATTGCAGCCACAGCAGTTGCCCTAACAGTCTGCGCAGTGAAGGTACCGTTGTTGTTGTAAAAATACAGGTCCGCATTAGTTGCAGGATCCACATTCGCCCCAATCCCGTACGCATCAAAGATAAGCTTGTCGTGCTTCTCTGCGGCCCAGAGCTTCAACTTCTCACGAATCTCTGACGACACCTCATACACAGCCCGACGACGATGCAGATCCCCATCGTCCCTAACACCATGCCTATATCGCTGCAGTGTCAGTTTGAAGCTCGCATCACTAAGCGCCTCCTCTGAGCCACTTAGCGTCTGGTTACCAGTAACCCCGGCACCAGTCAGCGCATACACCAACCCAAAGGTCATTTCATCACCTTTCTTCTTGGTGAAGTCGTCCTTTTCGTGAATTAGCGCCTCTGGCCCCTTGCCAGTGAATTTGTCAAAGTATGTCGCTACCCGAAAGTCACGGAAAAGCTTCTCATTCCATAACTTAACGGTTAGCGCGTCGTTTGATGCTTTTGTAGTAATTGCCATTTCTCTCTATCCTTATCCAACTCCAAGCTTCGCTAACGCAGCATCCAATTCGGTATCACTCAGCTTACCGGCATCGATGTCCACTAACGATCGCTTGGTACTTCCGCCTCTTGCGCCAGTTAGGTTCGGAATCTGTTTCGCAGTTTTAGTAACGGATCGTAAAAGAGCATCCGGCCTACCCTTGAGTTTTTTTATTTCAGCTTTTAGCTTCTGATTCTCGTCGTGCAAGCCACTCGCCATCTCATACAATCTCACCGCGGCTTTCTGAAACTTCGCCCGTTTTGCTAGCTGCACCAAGGTTTCACCCTTGGCCGCCGCAAACGGATTTGCCAGAAATTGCTGAATTACCGGCTCTGGCAACCCATCGGACTTAAGCACATCGGCCATGTCCTCAATCGTTGCCTCCCCAGGCTGAACGTGCGCTAAAAATACACGCTCATTTTCGTCAATCTCCGCCAGCATCCGCTCTTGCTGCTCGACCTGCTCAATCTGCGCATCCCGCTTCTTGACCTCGTCCCGAACCTCAATCGCCTCCGCCGGATCCGTTTCGCGCAACTCGCGATACCTCTCAGCCAGTTGCCGCCGCTGCTCATCCAACTGCGCCCTAAGTTGACCCAACTCCGTCTTAAGGCGCTGTATATATGTCTCCCGCTGCTGTCGTTCGGCCAAGCGCTTCTGCTGAAGCTCCTCCAGCTTCTTCGCCAAAGCCTCCTGACTATCAGCCTCTTTAGTTTCAGGGGACAGTTTCTCCTCGGCCTCGGCTTCCGCCTCATCCTCCGGCTGCTCCTCCACCTCGTCTGACTCAGGCTCAGACTCCTCCGATAACTCCTCTTCTTCGTCCTCCTCTTCAAACTGGAGAGACTTGGATAAAAGCTCGTCTAGGTTACCATCAGACAGCCCTTCCACCGATACATCTTCCGGGGTATCGTCCCGCAATTCTTCACTCATTTTTCCTCCATTCAGCCAGCAACTAAGCCACCCGGCTCAGCAACAACCTGGTCTGCCTGGCCGCCATCCGGTAGACCAACGCCCTTTGCCATCGCAGTCTTTTGCAGTTCAGTCTGATACTTCATCTGCATCTCCTCCTGCGCCGCTTGGGCCATTGCATCCATCTCCTGAATAATCGCTTGCTTCTCAGCCTCCGGCATTTCGGAAAGCCTAATCAGCGAACGCGGACTAATCTGGAGCCCTTTGGCTGCCAATTCAGCTAATAGAATGAAGTTAACCTGTCTCTGACTTGCACTGTAAGTCTGCTCCGCTACCATCAGATCGTACTGCGTCAGATCCACCGTGGTAAGCATCTGCCAGATATCGTCCTCCGTAAACTCCTCAAACGGCTCCCCGCCTAGCTGCCCACCCTGCTCTTGTATCTTTGGAGCTACCATCCGGTAGATCCTATCCGCTGAGTAATACCTTTGAACCAGCGCCACCACCCGTTGCGCCACAATCTTTTGCGCGTAGGCAAGATTGTCAAAAAGATACTCACTGCCAGCTAACTTCTGTCGTTGAAGGAATTGAAGCTTAGCCGCTGAGTCGTGCGTTCCCTGACTCTGAATATCGATACTCAACAGCTGCTCTATCCGATTGTCTGCTAGGTTCATCAGATCGACAATCATCGGAGGAAACGCTCCTCCCTCAACCCGCCTTGGTGGCCGGTCCGCATCTGTTACCGTCTGAACGAATCCAGCACGGCTGCTGCCCACAATGAACTGTCGCTTGCTTTGCGGATCTGGGAACGTGGATTCATCTATAAACCAACCGTTTGTGATGAATCTATTCCCAATGTCTATCGCCTGCGAATGTCTTTTGTTTAGCTCGCGCTGTGCATCTATCGCCAACGCTACCTTTCCTTGGAACCTATCTCCCCTCTTTATCCCATAAACAGGGATACAGAAAAAATCATCCACAGGAAGGTCCGCCGGGTATTCGTCGCTAAGCACAACTCCACCGCAAACCGTTGTAATCCGAATCTTCTGTACTGTGATCGGTACCGTTCTAAAGCCTAGTATGCTTCTTAGCTTCGCTAAGTCGCTCTCACTCCAACCCAGACAGTTGTAGGTAAAGTTGTCCGCATCAAACACAGCCACGTGCGTGGGAACGTAAATCCGTTGCCATCTCTCCAGCACACGGTACTCCTTTCGCACAGGATCAGCCATCGGCAACCCGCCAACACTCATCGCCCAACGTTGCGTATCAAAATTACTTTCCGCAGTCGTGTGCTCAGTGCCCACTACCCTAGGCCCTATCACATCATAGGCATGTTTGATCTCTTCAACCTTATCGCCCCATACCTGCTTGAGCCTAGAAAAGCTCTGCATCCGGTGCTTGATTAGAAACTCACAATCGGACAAATCCTCCTTCTCGTGAGGCCCAAACCTAACATCCCTCCACGGAAATGATTCTATCCGAATCTCCCCACGTAAATCCTTGTCACGTGAAACATAGATATTAAAGATCCCCCGGCCACTTATTACCTGATTCTCAAAGACCTTTGACTTCTCCCTAGCGTAGTTACACTGTTCTCTAATTACCGATGTAACCAAATTGAGAAGATCTGCCGTTTTCTGATCGCCACCCTCTACCGGTGTAAATCTCCACTCAGTCCGCTGCTCTCTTTCATAGCCACACAGCTGCTGCACCTTGGGTTGTATCCGATTCAGCGTCAAACACGCCCGCTCATCCTCAGCAAGCTTCTTCACATCCTCCGGCGCCCACTGCATCCCAAAGTAAAACTCCTCACAGAGATCACCCTCCTTGAGACTGTCCTCCTCAATCTCAGTCGCAAACCCAAACTGGCTATGAACCTCAGCACAGATCTCAGCCTCAGTCTCCTCCGGAAACGGCACCTCAACCTCAACCTCAACCAACTCATGAGTGTGCCCATCCTCCTCAGAGGGAACCACAACCCAATACCCATCCTGCCCCGGAGAAACCTCCATCTCCTCCCCAGTCTCTGGATCTTGCTCCACCTCCGGCGGAACTGGAGCCTGCCACACTATTTCGTGAACGTGTTTGTTGTTCTTTCCCCCAGCCGGAGAACAGAGAGCAAAGCCCTCCTCCTCATTCAAATAAACAATGTGGTGATGAGACTTTCGCCCTAGCCCAGACTTAGTCGTTGCTTTTAGATGTTTCATTTCACCTACTAACTAAGCCTTTACCCCCCACCACTATGAGTTTCTCAGCAGACCATCCAACTTCTGGACCCACTACTTCGCCCCGATTCGCCGTAGTCATCCATCCATTCGCGGGCCCCATCCGGAACATCAATCCACCTTTTAGGAAACCGATAGTCTTTTATCATGTCGATAACGTAACTCAGCGCATCCAGCCCATCGTCGTGCGGAGCAAATGGAAACTTATCCATCTCCATCCGTAACCGCTCCTTCACTCCCCAAGAAATGGCGCTTGAAATATGAATTTTCCCGTTGTGTAGCGGCCACTGAAGATTACTCACAATCCGCTCCTCCTTCGACCTTCCACTTGGCCGAAGCAACTCCAGCGTCCCAGTCTCTACCGACACCCTCTTTCCGGCCGCCCTCAACGCATTCGCTACGTGAACCTCCGTTGACGTCATCGCTACCTTTTCAACCCCAACCTTTTCAATCCGACCATTCCGCTTATACATCTCCACAATCTGCCTATACGCCTCCACCTCCTCCATTTTCTCAATCACGCCATCCAAGATGTATAAATTCGACGCACCAACATCGTCCATCACAGGCTCTACACCAACACACCAAATAGCCCACGAATCCCCACGCTTCTGAATCTTGTTACTCCCAGCCGAATCCACCACTATAAATTTATACAATCGCTTAGGGATCTCATGCACCCGCAACTCCTTCAACATATCCGGATCTAACTTCCGGTTCGCCTTCGGAGTGGGATCTAACAAATGCTGAGAATAAAATTTCTGCTCATCAATCCGTAACTGCTCAATCCGCTCTTTACTTAAAAAAACCGGCTCCCCATTAGGCTCACCACCCAACAACGATGGCTTCAACCGATGAAAATATACCGGGTTGCCGTCCTTCTTTAGATTCCGCAAAAAAGCTATCGCATCAGCATAATGATACGGAGTCCCCACAACCCGGTGCGTTCCACCGTCGGTTCCTAGATTGTGGCTCATCATAAACGCATCGACCACCTTCTCTGTCTGATTCAGACTCCCAGCGTTGTCGAAGGTCACGATGTCATCGTACTTGCGCCTATCGAAGTGTTTCCCCGTAGGCATCCCCTCAACCAAACCCCACGCCTCTAGCGTCCCCGCCGTTTTGTTGGACTTTCTCTTCACCACCAAACCAGCCTCCTCAGCCCACTTGTCAGCCTCCCTCTCCGGATTGTCATATAAAATGTCCGGGAATAGCTCCTTCAAAAACGAACTCTTCTCCAACGCCCACTTCACACTCCGAAGAAAGTCCAGCGCCTTCGTCCGACTATAACTAAAAATGCAGTTCGTCCCCTCCGGATCATTCAAAATGTCCTGAATCGTCTCCGCCACCGTGATAATTGTGCTCTTCCCATGCTCCCGCCCCCACAGATCCAAAGTATAATCCTTTGGCCCCTCCTGAACCTCCCGACACGCCTGAATCACAAACGGATGATTGGCACCCTTCCACCCCAACACAAAATAAACCACAAACCACAAATCATCTAACACCAAAGTCCTGTATAAATCGAACTCCGTATATTCCTTGCTAACGATTTTCTCAGCCACCCAGCGGTAATTCTTCAGATACCGAACGCCCGGAATCGGCTCAAACACCTGCCCGTTTATCTCTAACCGAAACTTGTCCTCCTTTCCCTTTCCCATCCCCCCCATCATGAACCCTACCACACCCCCACTCTAAAAAACTCTTGACTTCCTCCCACAACCCATGTGAACCTCCTCCCAAACACAATACAGGACGGAGAGGCCCACACCGCAGGCCGCTCCCGACATAGTGAGAAGATAGCAGCGGTGAGTGAGGGGGAGGTTGAGAATTTCCAACCCCCAGGCGGCCCTAATAGCTTCTGGACAAAGGGAACCACCGCCACGTTAGTCAGAAAGACGGCGCAGAAAACGGGTGACCGCTAACCTACCCGGCCAAGCAAGGCGCAGCCCCAGAAGTATGTCACAAGCGACGGCGACAACTCACGGGGTTGAAAACCTAGCTGAAAGATGTAGTTTCCCCAAAAAAAAAGGGAAAGCTATGTCTTTCGCTCTGGCTCTAATCTACGGGGTTGGATCTATTAGATCTTTCTTCTATGTAGATCTAGTACATAACCGGACCCCCCCCGCGGTAATTAAACTTGCGAAATCATTGAAGATTTACAGTCAAACACACGTAGGATCTATTTTCCCCCCAAGGCAAAACCGAATCCCTGAGGGATATACAATCCCCAAACTCATCGGTGACCGCCGGGAAAGTCCGGCACCACCACATACAGCTATGATAAAAATCGACCCCGACCACGAATACTGCGCACCACTAAACCCAACACCAGAACAAAAACTAATCGCCGCCTGCATCCTTGAAGCCATCCGCTCCGCCACAAAGGGAAACCAACAAGACATCTACTGGCTCACTCACCCAGGTAACCCCGACACCCCATTCACACTCGCATGGTGCGCTAAACATACTATCCCTATAAACCGACTCCGAAAACTCAGCATGAACTGCCTCAAATCCGGTAACGTCAAAGGAACCGTCGCGTTCTCCAGACTCCTCGCCGAAATCCCAAACAACCGCTAGCCATCAACACAATCGCCAGCTCGGGAAGGGGTTTAACATATCAATATGGAAACTTCGACCGGGCACCGGCCCCCGACACCCCCCCCTAGTCTTCGCACCGAACGGAGCGAAAACTCAGCCGATTCTCGACTCGCGACGGGACAACTGCGCTGTTTTTAACGATAAGAGCACTTATCAGTGGTCGATTCTTGTTAGGGCGCGGGGGGTTTCGTCAATCCGGGGGGATTTCGATTTTTGTATAGCGAATTTCCGCCCGGTTAGAGGTCGAGAGTCCGCGCTCCAATCGCTCCTGCTGATGGACTGTGTGCAACAGCTTGGCGAGCTCGCCAACGCGGGCCTGGTCCAGTTTGGCTGGATCCATCGCAGATTTAATCACGGTCTCATGACACGATGACAGTATGTCTGCTCTCACGCTGCGGTAGGCCTCGACGTCCCGGAGGTTTGGGAGCCTGGGGAGCCAGCGGGCCAGTGTTGCATCGACGGACTGGCGAGCGAGGCCGAGGGTTTTGGCGATGTCGGATGGGGGGACTCCGCGGGCGTGGAGATCGACGATTTTAGCGACGTTGGTGCCGCTTTTACGGCCCTTTGGCCGGCCGGGCCGTTTTTTTGGCTTTTCGGGCGGCACATCAGAATTCTCAACAGTTATTTCCTTACCCATACCACATACATATAGCAGCCATACGGAGCGGCTGTAATTGTAGAATGGGCATTCTGTAAATAATTGTTGCAATGTGAATCTGTTGTGGCTACATTAGCGTCAGATAGCGGATAGCAGCCGCATTAAGGGAGGAAATATGTTTTACATCGTTGAAACCAATTACGTGGGTCCGAACAGGGATCAACACATCGACGCGGACCGGGTGGAGATTTGGACAGTGCCCGCCCGCTACGATACGTCCGGCCGAATCTGCCTAGAGGGGTGGTGCGGCACGACCAACGACTGGGCGGTTTACGCCCACGGCGAATTCGACACACTGGAGGAGGCGCGCGCTGCGATTGCGGATCAATTTGGACGCGTGAGAGAGGATGAGTTTGGGGCGCACGAGCGCTTTTTGTGGGACTACGACGGGGACGACGATGGGGAGATCGTGGAGCGTTATAAGCTCGGCGAGTACGTCCCGTATACGCGCGACCAAACGGCGGAGTGGATTTGGCAGGACATGGAGCAGGACATCACAGCCCAAACCACCGACGACCGGTTAGGAGATCTGGTCGATGAGTATGAGGCGGCGGCTAATCGGGAGGGGATCACTCTGCACGACGATCTGTGGGACGTCCTAGCGGAGTTTCGGGATCGTCTCCGGGAGGATGAGGAAGAAGAGGACGAGGACGAAGAATAATTAAGCGAACAAAGGAGACAAAACAATGGACAACGAAACGACAACGAACACTGGTTGGAGCTGGAACGTCGGCAACGAGAACGCCGGCAGCAAGAACGCCGGCAGCTTCAACACCGGGGACGGCAACGACGGCTTCGGAAACAGCGGGAACGGCAACGCAGGGAACCGGAATAGCGGGGATGC